ACAAAGAAAGACGATGACTGACGTACCACCATTTCCAAATAGTGTGCAAGCACAACCACCGAACGCAAAGCACCAGATACAAAAAATAGAAGTAGAAAGGTTGCAAGTCAGAGAGACTAATCGAAAGAGTGAGGTGGTGACTACTTACTATGATTCTAAAGTATATACCTATAAAAACGGGGCTTTTAGTTATACAACCCCAAAAGCAACTGGACAAAACATTTTGGTGACAGTGTAGATGGCAACCAAGAGTGGCTCACTAGATCTTAACGAAAGTACGGCCATACGCATACCTTTGGCTAATCTTATATCTCTTCTAGCAGCTACTGCAGTTGCAGCCTGGGCATATTTTGGTTTGATCGAGCGGGTTACCTTTCTAGAACATGATATGGATCTTCAACAGGTCGATGTGGAAGCCAACAGCGAGTTCCGAATTAAATGGCCAAGAGGGGAACTAGGCTCTCTCCCTGCTGACAGCAGACAAGATCTCAAGATAGAATTGTTAGAGGAGACTGTTTCTAAGTTACAGCAACAGGTGGAGGAATTAAAAGAAGAACGCTATGAACGCAAAAAAATTGGAACCTAAATCCCGTTATGCAGAGTATGATGCAGATGGTGATGGAGTCGTTACAGACGAAGAATTAACTAAACATCAGGAGATGTTGCAACTTGAGCTCCAAGAAGAAAAAGCAGACTCACAAAGAAGAATGGCCTGGATTGCTCTTGGGAGTATGTGCGTTTTCGCTATTCTGCCTGTTATTCCTTTTATCCCAGCTGATCGACTTAGCACTTTAGCAAGTCTTAGCGATATGTTGTTTCTTAGCCAGGCATCAATAGTTGGCTTGTATTTTGGCGCAACAGCATACATGGCGAAACGATGAGCATACTCGGATCTTTACTAGAACCAGCTACCAAGATTCTTGATAAGGTAATCGAGGACAAAGACCAGAAGAATGCGCTGGCGCACGAGATTGCAACCATGGCAGAACGTCATGCTCAAGAACTCGCAAAGGGACAGTTAGAAGTAAACAAAGCGGAAGCTGCACACAAGTCCTTGTTTGTTGCTGGTTGGAGACCTTTTATTGGTTGGATATGTGGCGTTGCAATGTTGGCAAATTTTCTCTTGATTCCCATGGCAAACTTTGTTCTTGATCTCAGCGGCTCAACTAACACGATACCTTTAATAGAATTGGAAACCATGATGCCAGTTTTGATGGGCATGCTAGGATTGGGAGCGATGAGATCGTATGAAAAGGTAAAGAAGGTAAGCAGAGAAAATTAATGGAAAGATTAGTAAAAATGCTCAAGCTTCATGAGGGTGTTCGTAATCACGTTTATGTCTGTACTGCTGGGTACGAGACTATAGGCGTGGGACGCAACATCTCAGAGTCAGGCTTGGGCTTGACGGATGAAGAGATAAACATTCTTCTCATGAATGATATCGAGAGGGTTAAGAAAGAATTATCAAGCTCGTTTAGTTGGTTTGTAGATCTCGATGAGGTCAGACAAAACGCAATCATAGACATGTGTTTCAACCTTGGTCTGTCTAGGCTAAACCAGTTTGTAAAAGCATTGGATGGCATGGCTGCTAAAGATTACGACAAAGCTGCTGATGAGTTTATGGACAGCAGATGGAGTCAACAGGTTGGTCAGCGCGCAGTTACCATAACTGAAATGATTCGCACCGGAGAGTATCAGTAATGCCTCTAGCTAAGTTTATATTCAATCCAGGTATCAACAAAGAAGGTACTGACTACACTGCAGAGGGTGGATGGTTTGATGGAAACTTAGTTAGATTTAGAAAAGGTTTTCCAGAAAAGATAGGTGGATGGCAAAAGTATATTGAAACTTCTTATGAAGGCACGGGAAGAAAGTTGCATGGATGGGTTGACCTTGATGGCACAAAGCTTCTGGGCCTTGGAACTAGGTTCAAGCTATACATACAAGAAGGCACAAGCTACAACGACATAACGCCAATCAGATCTACGACTAGCGCGGGTGATGTAACATTTGCCGCTACCAATGGCTCAAGCACAATCACTGTAACTGATACCGCTCATGGTGCAGTTGAAGGAGACTTTGTTACGTTTTCAGGTGCAGCCTCTTTGGGTGGCAATGTAACTGCTGCGGTTTTGAATCAGGAATATCAGATAGCGACTGTTCCATCTACAAACACATTTACCATCACTGCGAAAGATACATCTGGCGCAACAGTCACAGCAAACGCGAGTGATAGCGGTAATGGTGGTGGATCTGTTGTAGGGACATATCAAATCAATGTCGGATTAGATGTATTTGTTGATGGTACAGGTTGGGGTGTTGGAGCCTGGAGTTCGGGTGCTTGGGGGTCAACAACATCTTTAACTGACTCTAATCAGCTGCGAATTTGGTCCATGGATAACTTTGGAGAAGATCTAGTATCTAACCCAAGAGGTGGCAGTATTTATTATTGGGATAAAACAAACGGTCTGACAACTAGAGCTGTTGAGTTGTCATCTTTGTCTGGAGCTAATCTCACACCTACAAAAGGTTTGCAGGTTATTGTTTCTGATGTTGATCGACATGTTCTTGTGCTTGGTGCAGACCCGATAAACGATGCGGGCACAGCAAGAACTGGTTCGATTGATCCACTGTTAATTGCTTTCTCTGATCAGGAGAACGCTGCAGAGTGGGAGCCAAAAGCAACTAACACTGCTGGTTCTCTTCGTTGTTCTGCAGGTTCAGAGATAATAGGTGGCCTGAGAGCCAGACAGGAAACTTTGATATGGACAGACACGGCTCTCTATAGCTTTCAGTTTGTCGGTCCACCTTTGACATTTGGTCTTAATCTAATTAACGAGGGCATCAGTCTTATTGGTCCAAACGCAGCAGTAAATACACCGCAAGGCATATTCTGGATGGATAAAAAAGGATTTTACAGTTATTCAGGCGCAGTAAGTCCATTGCCTTGTAGTGTTCACTCCTATGTATTTGATGATATAAACGAAGGACAAGCGTTTCAGTTTTTTGCGTTTGTAAATAAACAGTTCAATGAGGTGGGATGGTTCTATTGTTCTGCAGACACAACAGTTATTGATAGATTCGTTGCTTATAACTATGTTGAGCAAACATGGAATATCGGACAGTTATCAAGGACGGCCTGGTTAGATGAAGGAATCGTGGCATTCCCAAGAGCGGCAGGAAAGTCAAACTCCACGCACTTTTTGTATCAGCACGAGACTGGCCATGATGATGATGGCTCTCCTATGGACAACGTCTTTATTGAATCTGCTGATTTCGATATTGGTGATGGTGAAGAGTTTCAGTTTATTAAGCGGATGATACCTGACGTTAAGTTCACTGGAACAGGTGGTAGCGATCAACAAATAAATGTGGTTTTAAAGCAGAGAAATTTCCCCGGTAACTCTTTAACTACAGATCAAACCACCAGCTTCACCGCATCAACTGCGAAGATAGATATGCGCGCCAGAGCAAGGCAAGCAGCTGTGCGTTTCGAGTCTGACGATGATGCAGAAAGCACATCAAGACTTGGCGTTGGTTTTAGGATCGGCGGCACAAGGCTTGATATCAGACCAAACGGAAGACGATGACTAGATTGTTACAGGGTAGATTGCCATTTGAACGCAACCAAGTTGTTGAGTCATCTACGTTTAACAGAACGGTTCGATTGTTAGAGCTCAGTCTTGATAGCTTTGATCCAGATGACACGCCACAGTTCACTGCAGAAAGAAGAGATCAGCTAAAATTTAATGCTGGCGCAGTTATTTGGAATACCACAGAGGGTGTTCTTCAAG